TCCCGTTATTCATATTTTCGCATATGTCTTTGTATTGCTCGTCCGTTCTATAGTCTGTCATTTTTTCCTATTCTGTAGGACTGTTAATCGCCTACCTTGTGGAGCGTAGTTGTCATTGTGTCGTGGCACGGGCTTAATCGTGCCGTGTGTTTATACGATATGATATTTTCTGAATAGTTGAAAAGTTGTAACCGTGATTAGGTTCCAATAGTTTTCAAGTATTCCATCTTCCTGTTTCTCTGTTGCGTTTTTTGGTAGTGTTCCCCATGTTTTCGCAAGTTCAAGTATTTTATAATTCTCAAACTCTATATTGAAAACCGTTGGCAAACCCTGACACCATTCTGAAAACGCTTTATATTGTCCTATTCTATCAATGTTCCATTTCATCTCATGCTGAAATGTATCATATAGGAATTGTAATTTCTCTTGTTCCGTAGTCGTTTTTACGTCGTACGGTTCAGAATCAATACAATCTAAAATATACGCTCTTGCATGTGTTTGTGTGTTTGTCATAGTACCTTACTTTCTATGCGTAAGCCCCGCACCATGACACAATGACTATTATGCCTTGTTTTCAATTTCCGGCTTTCTTTGTTAATGTTCTGCGGGTGTACCGCTTAATCTCTTATTTGTAGTATGCGCTTAGTATAAGAGCGTGTCAAGGAGCAATCTGTGCCTATTTAATTGTACGACGTATATTGAGGCTAAACTGCTCTAAAATTGCTCATATTGAGGCTAGATTGTACGACATAACAAGGCTTATAAGAAGTACTATATTTCAGAAAAACCCTTTATTATCCTTCTAGGGAAAGCTATTGACTAATAGTATATAATGTCTTTAATGAATGATACTCCACAAGCGACTACACGACCTCAAGAGACTAGTAAGACACCTGTACTAAAAGAGAGTAAAAAAGAAGTAAGCGTTACGAGTGGGGAATTGAAAGAGCTTACGAAACCGCCAGAATTGAAAATTACGCCAGCCATGATTGTATGGGTTGATACTGCTGTGAAACTAGTTAGCGATTCACCATCAGATATAAGTCCTCAATGTCATATTAGCCGTGATTCATGGTATAGATGGCTTAAACTTCCTGGCTTCCTAGAGTGGTTTGGTAGTCAATGGAAAGCCCGTAGAAGTATGTGGGTGCCGACATTGGATAAGATGGGTATGAATAGGGCTGCTAAGAACTTCGATTACTGGAAAGCCATGAATCAGAAGGCAGGAGAACTCATAGACGAAGGTGATCATCAGCCACGACAAGTAGTATCAATCCTCGGTGGAATGACATTGAACACAGTGAACTATAACAAAGTACAACAGACTAGTGAACAACAAGATACGTAGCTGGGCGTTAGTATATCAGGAGGGGTATATCATTATGGGTTGTTCTATGATAGGCAATCCCCCTGCTAGGCACGAATACACGTCGCACTTCTTGTTTCATTGTGCGATGTCTGAGAACAACAAAGGGCCAAGAAGAGGCTCGTGATTTGAAATGAACGGGGGGACCATCCTATGTATGTATCTACTCATACAATCTTTTTCGAAACTATCTACAACTCTACGTATTCAAAGCACGTAAGGGTATACCCCCTTTTCAAAAACGGGTATTTCAAAAATAGAGCGCTGTATGTTCGTTTGATTAAAGGGTTACTATAAGACTATGGAAGTACGAATCACGACAGGAACTAAGAAGATATTGAAGATGACTAAACGGATTCGGGGAGTTGCCGGAGGGGCAAGTGCTTCTAAGACGATTAGTATCTTACTATGGTTAATTGATTACGCCAACTCAACCGAGGGGATGTTACTTTCTGTAGTAAGTGAAACCTTCCCTCATCTCAAGCGAGGTGCGATCCGGGACTTCTTAAACATCATGGAATCGACAGGGAGGTTTGATAATAAGAAGTGGAATATGACGGATTGTATTTATGAGTTCCCTCATAAGTCGATGATTGAGTTCTTCAGTGCTGATCAACCAGGGAAAGTCCGAGGACCCCGTCGGGATGTTATCTTTATCAATGAGGCAAATAATATTAGTTACGAAACCTATACGCAGTTGGAAATCCGTACTAAGGATGTCATCTTCTTAGACTGGAATCCTGTCGCTGAGTTCTGGTGGTATTCTGAAGTTTTACCGAAGCAGGATGTGGATTTTATCACCTTAACCTACAAGGACAATGAAGCCTTAAGTCCCAGTCAGGTTGATGCCCTGGAGGTAAGAAAGTTAAATAAGAACTGGTGGCGGGTCTACGGAGAGGGGAAGCTAGGAGACATAGAGGGAAGAATTTACACCGACTGGAAGATAATCGATGATGTTCCGCACGAAGCCCGACTAGAGAGATATGGACTGGACTTTGGGTATTCAAACGACCCCACGGCGATTGATGCCGTCTACAAGTACGATGGAGGGATTATCCTGGATGAGATATGTAATCAGAAACAATTAAGTAACCGTCAGATATCCGATATCTTAACCAACGTAGAACGGGCAGTGGTTATTGCTGACTCCAGTGAACCCAAGTCTATCGAGGAGTTGATGACCTACGGGATTACCGTTCTTCCAAGTATCAAAGGAGCAGGGTCAGTCAATAAAGGAATCCAGTATGTTCAGGAACAGAGGATCAGTATGACCAAGAGAAGTATCAATTTAATCAAAGAGTATCGAAATTATATGTGGATACCCAACAGAGATGGAGCGCTGAATAAAGACTCCACTCCCTCTCCTATTTGGAATCACCATATGGACGCTTGTTTCGTTGGAGATACAAAGATAGTTACATTGTGTGGTTTAGTAAATATTAAAGATATTCAAAAGGGTGATTTTGTTTTAACTCATAAAGGATATGAGAAAGTTTTGAAACGATTCTATAACGGATATAAACAAGTAAATAATTACTTGTTGCAATTCGATACGTTCTCTGTTACTATAGAATGTACACCAGATCATAAAATTAAAACAACACAAGGATGGAAACAAATTTCAAAATTACAATCGGGGATGGAAATATACCACGACAGTTATTTGGGGGAGAAGTCTACCACTTATACCCAAACGAAAAATATTTTTCCAAAGGAAGAAGAAGGATGCATACCGATGTATGGAAATTCTTTAACGGGAAAATTCCGAAAGGTTTTGACATCCATCACGAAAATGGTAACACGTGGGATAACCGAATTGAAAATCTGGAACTTAAAGCGAAAAATATTCACAGGTCTGAACACGCAAAATTACGATTCAAAAACAATCCTATTTTCGCCAAAGAATTCCAAAGTAAAGGAATTCAATTGGCTAAAGTTTGGCATAAATCCCCCGATGGAATTGAATGGCATAAAAGGCACGGAGTTGAGTCTTATGCAATACGAAAATTTATTGAACATATCTGTCAACAATGCGGGAAAGTTTATAATACGAGACATACAGGGATTACAAAATTCTGTCATCCAAACTGCAAAGCTAAAGCACTTAGAAGTCGGAGAAGAAAAGAAAAAGAGAGTCTACGATCTATCAGTTAATAAAACCCACGAATACTTCGCTAATGGAATCCTTGTTCATAATTGTAGATATGCGATCAATTCCTTTCATCCCTTAGAAGATCAAGGGGAGGATATGGATATTCCTGATGATACAAAACGAGTGGCGATGCTATGAACTATGACTTTACTATTAACCAACACAATATACGACCGCACGTAGATATTGAAAAAGATATAGAATTAAAACAGAATGGGTTGTTTACTTTTAACCTACGGGTGAATCAGGGAAATATAGAAGATTATGCTCAATTCAGAACTATCACCATCAGTGAATACACAAGTCTCTCACCTGTTAAAAAAGAACCTGACGTTTCACACGATACTGGAGTCGGAAGTGAAGTTAATGCAATACGGCCAGATAAGCGTTAACATTATTTTAAAAGACGGGGTGGTGGATTTGAAATCTTTGAATCTTGTCGTACAAAAAAGAATCCGCTATTGACGTGATGTGATATACTACAGGTAAGTCAATGCTCCATATGGGAGTTCGGGCGACCTTACAAGGGTCGCTTTTTTTATGCAACAAGCAATTAAGGAAATCCTCAACCGTAAACAAGCAGCCGAAGACTATCTTGTTACCAAACGAATGGGGTGGGATAAGTTTGAGCAACTCTTTCATAATCAATTAAACGACGCTATTTCTCAGGAGTCTAAATCCCAGAACTTCGATCCTAAACTTTCTACGTTAGTTCTTGAACGATCGTACAGAGTCATGGCGCAACTTGCTACAGGAAAAGTCAAAGCAATTTCTAAGAACGATTTAGGGACGACACAACTCATGAGTTTGATTATCGATAAATATGTGAACCCGAATGCGAATGCACAGTTTGATCTTTTAACGAAATTCCGGATGGTTGATCTCTACTCAAATATCTACGGCCAGTTCTTCGCTCTCGTTGATTGGGATGTCAAACCCAATGGATATATCGGACCCGATATGTGGCTTCTCAACATCCGTGACATTTTCCCTCAAGTAGGAGCGGTGAGTTTAGATGATTCAGATTACGTCATTGTTAGATCGTGGAAATCATTAGCGTATTTTGAAAACCTCTTAGCATCGAAACAAAAAGGATTTAAGAATCTTCCTGCTATCATTGCTGCATTAAAAGGAAAGACGGGAGACAAACAAGCAAAAGATGTCCAGTCCAGAAGTCAACGGGAACAAGCCGAATATCCCACAGGGTCAGAGGCAAAAGAAAAAGGATACTTCGAAGTTTTAAGTCAGTATGAAGGAGATCGGTGGATTGATTACGTCGTGGATGCAAAGGAAGACGGTATTTTTAGAGATGGAAAGAACCCACATGATAACGATGAACTTCCCGTTATAGGAAAGAGTGCTATTCCGTTATTGGATGACTTCATGGGGATGGGAGATTTTGAACGGGGAGCGCCCATGCAGAATGTTATTAACTCCGCATGGAACCTTTACTTACAGGCAGTCAAGATGTCTATCTTCCCACCTATTGCAATCAATAAAGACGCTATCGCCGTTCCTTCAAGTATTCAGGCCGTTCCTGCCTCAAAGTGGATGATGAGAACAGGAGCCAACGCAGTACAGGGAGCCGTTTCTCCCATTAACTTAAATCCTCAAGGTATTTTAACGTTTAATAATGTCTACGGAGTTGCCAATGGATCACTGCAAAATCTTTTCGGAACAACGGATACCACGGTAACTTCTCAGGCAGGTGGCGGAGCGGAATTTGGAAAGACCCCGCAGGCAATTCAGATGCAAGCCCAACGAGAAAATACCAGAGATAATGCAGATAGATTTATGATGGAACAGTTCGTCAGTAAAGTCTATAAGAAATTTGTCAATTTGGTTGCAAAGAAACAATCCTCGGCAATTACCATTCGGATGTTCAAATCAGAGATTGAACAACTTGCATTAAGTTATCCCGATATCCAAGAAATGTACGACGAAAATACCGGTAAGTTGACGATTGATAAAAAGAAAACCGCATCTACGTTATATGATTGGGAAATTGAATCAGGGTCAACGTATGCGTTAGATCAAAAGAGTCAACAACAGAATCTTATCCAGTTATTAAATATGCTTGTTATTCAAACCCGACAGGGTGCGGTGATGAATCCGGTTGTTGCGCAACTTCAGAAAGAGGGAATGGAACTTAAATTAGGTCAACTCTTAAAAAAGATTATCGTTAATTTGGGTATTCAGGATTGGGATAAGATTTTGGTCGAACAGACACCTCAGGAAAGAATAACCGCCCTTCACGAACAGCAAGCTCAACAGGTGCAGGCGGCGATGCAACAGATACAAGCTCAGGGAATGAATCAAACCCCTGCCCAACCAGGCGCTCAACCACAAGGCGCTCAGGGTACACCAATGCCACAGGGATCAGTATCACCACCTATACAACCACAACAAGGACCACCAATGATAGGAGGACCAAATGGTTAAACAAGCGATGAGACCGGAGTTCTTTTCCAAACTTCCCTCAGCAAAACGAAGTGAGGAATTAGATAAAAAAGGTATTACTGATGAGGAACAATTCTTATACGGGTTAAGTCAGACCGCAGGATGGGATGTATTCACGAAAAAGAAAGATGTTCTTTTACGGGAAATGGATTCTTTACAGGAAGCAGCAATCGCCAGTGGAGTTTCAAAAGAAGAAATCGGAGAGAACGCAATTATTATAAATATGGCACGTGGGGTTATCAATCGTCTATGGGATTTCATAGATGATGCAAAGGAGACGTGTGAATCCGGAGGACAATGAAACAGAAACATTGGACTTTAACAAACCGAGTTTTACGTTCAAGCCGAATGGTCATCACTCGTATCGGCAAGTCGGCTATTACTTGGTGTGTAAAAGTTGTGTCGTGGAACATGCCGTTTGGATTGGCCCTGACAAAATATTGTGTGGCTTTGATGATAAGGATCAGGCGATCATTAAAACGAGAATTGAACTTGGTATGAAGTGAGCGTGAACTTGTAGAGATAATATCTCTTCGAGGGTATTCTCACATCGCCATAGAGGTGTGTTTTGAAAGGAGGTCATCATGGATGACCAAATAGTAGACGTAAAAGAAACAGCTGGGGAAGAAGCCAGCATTGAGACCCCGTCAGTTTCAGAAAAAGCAACCGAGGAAGTGGAAACGAAACCTGCGGAGACTGAATCGACGGAGGAAGTCAAACCAGAGGAAACGAAAACGGAAACGGAGGAAACTCCTAAAAAGGGAGCCGAAGCACGGATTCGAGAGCTGAATGCGAAAGCAAACAGGGAAGCGGAGAGAGCTCAGAGTTTGGAGGCGAGATTAGCGGAACTAACACGTCCAGTAGGACAGGTGGAAACACCATTACCGCCGCAAATTGAACCAGGCCAAGAGTTAACTCAGGAACAATATCGTCAACACGTTATTGGAACTGCAAATACGCTGGTTGATATGAAAATCAAACAGAATAACGCAGTCAATAGAATTAACTCAGAAGCTAACCAAGTTGTGAGAAAGTATCCTCAACTTGATCCGGATAGCGACTCATTTGATAAAGAGTTATCCGATTCTGTTACTGGAGCTGTTGAAGCTGTCGTACGGGCGCAACCCTATACGGCATCACCTAAGAAATTAGTAGAGAAGATGATGAAGCCCTATGAACGGGCAGTAACACGAGAAGTTGGAAAGCAGACAGAACAAATTGCGAAACAGGTTTCTGAAACTGCTATGCGTCCCACTTCTGTAAAATCTACAGAAAAAAGCGCAAAGGAAATGACACAAGAAGAACTTGAGGCAAAACTCGGAGTGGTCTGGTGAGATTTCGCACTTGGTCAACTTGACTAGAAAGCAACTCTAAAGGAGCTACAGAGTAATCTGAGGGCGACAATGGAGAACAAATAATTATATGGCTACAGATAACTTAACAAGCACACTTACGCAAGAGGTTATGACCTACTACGAAAAGGTGTTTTTAGCACGTGCAAAATATGATCTCGTGTTGAAAGAAGGTGCGCAGTCAAGAACACAGCCGACCAATTCTGGCCGGACAGTGAACTTTACTCGCTACGTTCCTTTGACCGTGGTCAGCACAGCTATTGCTGAGTCGTGCAACCCGTCAGTGTGTCAAATCACTGCGTGTACGGTTACGATGTCACTCTCTGAATATGGTCTTACAGTGAACACTTCCAAAATGCTCTCTCTTGTCTCAATCGACAAGAATATGGCTGAGAAAGTTTCATTGGTAGGTCAGAACATGGGAGAGACGTTAAATCGTCTCGTGGGGAACGAATTGGCAAATGGTACGGCATATTGGCCGAACTCTCACACCATGTCTACAGTAGCGGCAGGCGACGTATTGTCTGCCTCTGCTATTCGTGAGATTACGAGAACACTCGAAACCGCTCTTACACCCACCTACAAAGATGGAATGTATATTGGGAAAGTGTCTATTCTCGGCAAATACAGCCTTTTGGGAGATACCGTATGGGTGAACGCTCATACCTATCAGGATACAAAAGGATTGTATGCGGGTGAGATGGGAGAACTGTATCAGGTTCGATGGTTATTGAATCGTGATACTGCTTCAGGACTTGGGTATTCATTGAACGCTGCATCCGCAGTGGTTTCATACTACACCTACGTTCATGGAGATAATGCATTTGGTGCGTATGATCTTGAAGGAGATCAGCCCAAATTGTATATTCTTCCTAACCTCATTGATTCTGGTAGTCCGGCAGGCCGGATTTCTAAGATTTCATGGGCAGGAAGCTATGCAACAAAGATACTCAACTCAAATTGGGTAGCACTTTGTAAGTTTACAGCCGTTTAAGGTTGTTTGGGGGGGATACTTTCTGTTTCTTCCCCAACAGAAAGAACAACTATGTCAGACGGACGATATTACGATATTTTAGAATTAAAACGGGCATTATCTCATTCTAGTGGAAAAGAACGGGATACTATTCTTAAGTCCATTGATATGATTAAACAAGAGTCGGGTTCAATTCGGAGTATGCGTGAGAGATTGATTCGGGCGCACCGTGAAGGGGATAAAGAAGAAATTAAAGATATACACGATTACGTTCAATCACATTCAAAATACCAAAATGGATAGCGTTTTTAGAAGTCCAGTTGAATCAAGTCCGATCAAAGAGGTTGAAATTAGTAAACCTCAGGCTGACGTACATGATACGGCTATTGAACCGCCATTTACGGACTATGAAAAGGTACATAATCATCCTTTTTCGGTAGACTACTTTGATTTAGGGTCAATGTGGAACAAAGACGAAGCCTATACGAGTGAGGTGAGTAAGTAGGTTGACTTCTCATGATATAATACTTTTGTAGTCAATGCTGCATATTGCAGTTCGGGCTACAGGTAACACTGTGGCTTTTTTGGATT